CCGCCGTATTATGAACATCTTATCATTAGTAAAGGAAAAAACACATGGCACTTGGAGTACCTTCATCAAGTCCTGCCGTAATAATCAAAGAAGTAGATGCTTCAGCCAGTATTCAAACGGCCGCAACTACAATAGGAGGATCGGTAGGCAACTTTCGTTGGGGACCAGTGGGAACACCAGTTACAATTTCAACAGAAACTGAACTGGCTAATACATTTGGTAATCCCGATGACGCCCATTCGATTGACTTCCATTCTGTCGCATATTATTTGAGATATGCAGATAATCTGAAAGTCGTTCGAGCTACCAATGCAACAGCTAAAAATGCTCACGATGCTGACCAAACAGGTACAGATCCAGCAATTAACACAGCTGCTGATTGGGACACACAAATTTCAGCAAGAGATTCAGACAAGCACACGTTCATTGCAAAATGGCCAGGTGCAATGGGTAATTCTCTTAAAGTAGAAGTATGTCCAGCTTCATCTGGAGACTCAGCCTTCAATGGTTGGACACATAAAGGAAACTTTGACGCTGCACCAGGAACATCAACATACGCTTCTGCCCGAAGCGGTCAATTTGACGAAGCTCACGTAGCGGTCATTGATGAAGATGGTTTATTTGCAGACATAGGAACAGTACTAGAAGTTTTCCCATTCGTATCTTTGGCATCTGATGCTAAAGCAATCGATGGGTCATCTAGCTATATCAAAGAAGTAGTTAACAACGGTTCAGAATATGTATGGATGGCCGGTTTTGGTGTAACTGGTTCAAAATTTGATTCAGCTGCTGGTGGTACTGCCGCTTCTACTAACTTTTCAAATACAACTCGTACATCAGTATCATTAGCTGATGGTGTAAATGCCGCGGCAATGTCTGCCGGTGATTACCAAACAGCATTCGATGAACTAGAAGATGCTGATACAGTTGACGTTGATATCCTGTTTACACCTAGTATGTCTACAGGAGAACTAACTAGAACAGTAGTTAATGACGTAGTTGCAACTGCGGAAGCTAGAAAAGATTGCGTTGTAGCCGCTTCGCCTCCTCGTTCAGCTGTTGTAGGTGTTAACTCAGCCGCAACAATGAATACGAATGTAATTACTGAGGCAAATCAGTATACAATGTCTAACTATCTAGTAGTTGATAACAACTTCTTAAAAGTTTATGATAAATATAACGATAAGTTTATTCAAATTCCTGCCGCTTCTTCAACAGCTGGTATCATGGCCGCAACGGATAATAACGCTGCTCCATGGGTATCACCTGCTGGTTCAAGGCGTGGTAATTATTTGGGTATTACTTCGGTGGCATACTCACCGACTAAAGCTCAACGAGATGCACTATATAAAGCTGGTATAAATCCAGTTGCAAATATTCCTGGTCAAGGAGTATTATTATTTGGTGATAAGACTCACGTAACTAAACCATCGGCATTTAGCCGAATTAATGTGCGTAGGCTCTTTACTACTCTCGAAAAAGCAATTGGAGATTTTGCTAAGCAATCTCTCTTTGAACTCAACGATGAGTTTACACGAGCGGAATTTGTGAACAACGTAGAACCTCTACTTCGTGAAGTAAAAGGTCGACGAGGTATCACAGACTTTAAAGTTGTTTGCGACGAAACAAACAATACGCCGTCAGTAGTAGACAGAAATGAATTTGTGGCGACGATCTTCATCAAGCCAGCACGCTCAATCAACTTCATCACGCTTAATTTCGTGGCGACTAGATCCGGTGCTGAGTTTGAAGAAGTAGTTGGCATATAGTAGCGCTAAGGAGATAAAACATGGCTATTCTAGGAGTAGACGATTTTAAAGCCAAGCTGCGTGGTGGCGGCGCTCGAAGTAATCTGTTCAAAGTTACACTTAACTTTCCAGGCTATGCGGGCGGAGACCTAGAAATTACGTCCTTTATGTGTAAAGGTGCGCAACTTCCAGGTTCAGTGATTACACCTGTACCGATCATGTTCCGTGGTCGTACATTACAAATTGCTGGCGAACGCGAATTTCAGCCTTGGACTGTAACAATCATCAACGATACGGACTTTATTGTACGTGACGCGATGGAACGTTGGATGAACGGCATTAATGGTCATACGACTAATGCTGGTCTCGTAAATCCAATTGACTATCAAGCTGATTTAGTTGTAGAACAACTTGATCGTGACGAATCAGTTATCAAGAAATATACCTTTAGAGGTGCATTTCCAACTAATATAGATCCAATCGATCTTAATTACGATAACACAGGAGCGATTGAAGAGTTTGCGGTGGAGTTCCAGATCCAATACTGGGAATCTAATACCACTTCGTAAGCTAATATAAATAATATGTAAAGGGCCGAAAGGCCCTTTGCTAAACTATTTTTTGTGGAAGAGAACATGGCAGAGAATAACGGATTTACATTATTTGGATTTGAAATACGTAGAAAGCAAGACAAGCCTTCTAAAAAGAATCAGTTAGATTCAATTGTACCGCCCATCGATGAAGATGGTGCTGGATACGTAACTGCGTCCGGATCTCACTTCGGTCAATATGTTAATATTGACGGTGACGAATTTAAAGATAATATATTAAAGATTAAGCAATACCGCGGTGTTGCTATGCATCCAGAAGTTGATGCAGCGATTGAAGACATTGTAAATGAAGCAGTATCTATTGCAAATGATGGTTCAACAGTTAGTGTTAATATGGATAACGTTGAAATATCAGATAAAATTAAGAAAACTATTCAAGAAGAATTTAAAAACATATGTGTAATGCTTAAGTTTAATGAACTAGGGCATGACATCTTCCGTCGTTGGTATGTAGACGGTCGAATTTATCATCATCTCGTAGTTAACGAAGCAAACGTAAAATTAGGTATACAAGATATACGTCCTATTGATGCTACGAAGATACGTAAAGTAAAAGAGATTAAAAAGAAGAAAGACCCGATTACAGGTGCTGAACTAATTGAAAAGGTTGATGAACACTTTATCTACCAAGAGAAACCAGGTCAAACTAAACAAGGCGTTAAACTTACAACAGACGCCGTGAGTTATGTTACATCTGGTCTATTAGATCAGGATCGTAAAAGAGTTATATCATATCTTCAAAAATCACTAAAGCCATTAAACCAGTTAAGAATGATGGAAGACTCATTAGTCATCTATCGTCTGGCACGTGCACCTGAACGTCGTATATTTTATATTGATGTAGGTAACTTGCCAACCGGTAAGGCAGAAGAGTACATGAAAAAAATCATGACTCAATACCGTAACAAACTAGTGTACGATGCCACAACCGGTAAATTAAAAGATGACCGTAAGCATATGTCAATGCTTGAAGATTTTTGGTTACCACGTAAGGAAGGTGGACGAGGAACTGAGATTAGTACATTGCCAGGTGGTGAAAACCTTGGACAAATTGACGATATAATTTATTTCCAAAAACGTCTATATAAATCTCTAAACGTCCCTATCTCACGTCTTGAGCAAGACCAATCAGCCAATATACTTGGTCGATCAACTGAAATTAATAGAGATGAACTTAAATTTCAAAAGTTTATCGAACGTTTACGTCGTAGATTTGGTGCGTTATTCTTAGAAATTCTTCGTAAGCAACTTATCTTAAAGGGTATTATTGCAGATGAGGATTGGAAAGAATGGGCAAATGATCTAGTTGTAGAATTTGCTCATGATAACCATTTTGCTGAATTACGTGACGCTGAACTTATCCGTGAACGTTTACAAACAATGGATTTAGCTCAAAACTATGTAGGTACATACTACTCAAAAGAATGGGTAATGAAAAATATCTTAATGCTTGACGATGAAGAAGCTGAACGTATTAAGAAAGAAATTGACGGTGAAATTAAATCTGGCGAAGTCGAAGTAGACGACGAAGCAGAAACACAAGGAGATAATGAATGAACGATGAAGCCGAAGTAATGGAGCCCGAAGCAGAGGCACCTGAAGTAAATCCTATCGAATCAATGGTAGATAATATATTTTCAAAAAACTTTGCTGGAGCACAAACAACTTTTAATGACTTAATCGGAGATAGAATGACTGCGGCATTAGATGCTGAGAAAATTGCTATTGCTCAACAAGTATATAACGGCTTAGATGCTGAAGAAGAAGAGCAATTAGAAATGGATCTAGAAGATGACGTCGAAGAGGAGGAAACTCCTGAAGATGGCGCAGAAGAATTTACTGATGAAACACCAGGTTTTACTGGTGATGAGGAACCAGAAGTAGAAGATTAAATTGTTATAAATAAATGTAACAAAAATATCACAGTCGGGATAAAAATGAAACTTATTACAGAATACAACGAAACAGACGTTCAATGTTTAGTTGAGAAAAAAGAAGATGGCTCGAAGAAATATCTTATCGAGGGTGTTTTTGCTATGGCCGATTCAAAAAACCGTAATGGTAGAATTTATCCTAAGGAGATATTAGAAAAAGCCGTCAACAAATATGTTGACGATCAGGTTAGTACTAAACGATCTGTTGGAGAGCTAAACCATCCGGAAGGCCCAACAGTTAATTTAGACAAAGTTTCCCATCTAATTACCGATCTTCAATTTGAGGGTAATAATGTGATGGGCAAGGCACAAGTGCTGGATACTCCTATGGGGCAAATTGTAAAAGGTTTGTTGGAAGGTGGTGTTCAACTCGGCGTGTCAACTCGTGGTATGGGAAGTCTTGAGCAGCGTAATGGCGCAGCGGTCGTAAAAGACGACTTTATTCTTAATACGGTAGACATCGTACAAGATCCATCCGCACCGAATGCATTCGTTAATGGAATTATGGAAGGTGTAGACTGGGTTTGGAATAATGGCATTATTGAGGCTAGGACAATTGAAAAAATGGAGACTGAAATTAAACAAGCTCCACGCACTGATCTCTATGAGACACAGGTTCGTGAGTATAAGAATTTCCTCTCGTTACTCAAACAAAAGAGCATGTAAAGGAGAATAGCATGTCTGATCTTGAAAATCAGGTCACCGAAGCAGATCTCCATGACGAGGACGTTGTGGAAGAGGCTCACGACCCAAAGAACGCAGAGGACGCATCTGTCGCATCTGTAAAAGGCGCAGCTGGTAAAACAGCTAAGGCTCCAGAGCCAGCACCTAAGCAGGGCACACATGAACCAATGCCGAAAACAAAAGCAGGTATGTTGCAGGCTATGTACACAAAGATGAGCAAAATGAATAAGGCATCTTTGCAAGCCGCTTACGGAAAAATGCATGACGACGTTGAAGTAGACGACGAAAAAGCAATTATGGAAAACCCAGAAGTTGCTTATGACTACGAAGGCGAATTAAATGCACTAGTTGAATCTGAAGCAACTCTCTCAGAAGAGTTCAAAGAGAAAACTGCCGTAATTTTCGAATCAGCTATGAAAGCAAAATTAAGCGAAGAAATCACCAAATTGGAAGAGAACTATGCTAATGAGCTTGCTGAAGAGATTAAAGCAACAAAATCTGATCTCGTAGAAAAAGTAGATTCTTACCTAAACTACGTAGTTGAACAGTGGATGGAAGACAATAAACTGGCTGTACAGTCTGGTTTACGTACTGAAATCGCTGAAACTTTCATGAACAAACTAAAAGACGTATTCACAGAGTCTTATATCGAAGTGCCAGAAAGCAAAATCGACTTAGTCGACGAGCTATCTGATCAAGTCGAAGAGCTCGAAGAAGCGTTAAATGTTCGTACGGAAGAAGCGCTAGAGCAAGCCAAGACAATAGAAGATTATAAGCGTGCAGCTATTGTAGCTGAAGCTTCAAAAGATCTTCCTGACACACAAGCTGAAAAGCTTGCAGGTCTTGTTGAATCTATCGATTTCGATGACGAAGAAACTTTCGCTAAGAAAGTGGCAACCGTCAAAGAAGCACATTTTGCGGCGCCAGCCGTGGAATCCACTATTGCTGAAGAAACAGATGTTGACTCAGAGGCAGATACAGAAGAAGTTTCTGCAACTATGGCTCAGTATTTGTCAGCAATCAGAAAAACATCTAAATAAGGGAGATCCAAGAGATGGAATCTTATTCTAACTTGGTCGAAAAGTGGTCCCCAGTTCTTAACGAAGAAACAGCTGGCACCATTAAAGACAACCATCGGAAGCAGGTAACTGCCGCTCTGTTGGAAAACACCGAACGTGCTCTTACAGAAGAACGCGCTCAACTAAACGAAGCCGCACCTGCAAACGCAACAGGCGCTAGCATCAATAACTGGGATCCAGTATTGATCAGCTTGGTACGTCGTGCTGCTCCAAACCTAATTGCTCACGATTTAGCATC